TGATGCAAGTATTTTTTGGGCTACGGAACAATTATCAACTTGGCCCAACTGTCGAAGGATTGCATATGATCGTTGGCAATTTAAGCGTCGTATTGATGCTGAAAAGTTTAAAACATTGTTTATGTTAAAATGGGCAAAGTGAGGTGGGAACAATCCTATGAGGGTGATCAACTTGTGGTCAAAGAGATTCATAAGGTAGTTGTTCATCGTTTTAGAATGAGTGACGTTGAAGATCCCGATCTATACGCTGCTGAACCTTTATATAAATGGCAACAAAGTGATCCGGGTAAGTTTATTATGGAACATGCTATAGATAAACCCACATGGCATAGACATTTAGATCAATCAACATACGGATATCGATATGCTATAGTAGCAGAATTAGAGAAAAAGAAATTAAGTGAATATTATTTAAAATGGGGAAATAATGACAAATCCGTTTAAAGATCAAGAAAAATTTATGCGAGCCTGTGATCAAAGTGTTACAGGTGATCAGGCACAATTTGATATGTACATTAGTCTTATTGAAGAAGAATTTAACGAACTACAAGAAGCAGAAGATGATGTAGAAACATTAGATGCACTTATTGATATTCTTGTGGTCACTATTGGTGCTATCCATAGTATGGGTGCAGATGGTGAAGGTGCTTGGAAAGAAGTTATGGCAACTAACTTTGCCAAAATAGATAAAGAGACAGGTAAGGTCCGCAAACGCGAAGATGGTAAAGTACTAAAGCCAATTGGTTGGACACCTCCAAAATTGTCTCCATTTTTGAAGAGAGATTAATATGGCAACAAAGAAGAAATCTAAAGAAGTTATAGATGCAACTGGATCCGATGTTGTAAAAATAGTAAAAGGCAATCATCTAACAGTAACAACTTTTCCAAATGGTCGAACTGAACTAGTTTGGGATGATGAGGCCTTGCTCAACGAAGTAAAAGCTGCTATACTAAGTGTTAATAAGCAGGAGACTGAAAATGGCAACAAAACAGGTAAGCAATCTAAGCGACAAACTAGTAAAAGTAAATGAATCTTTTACTGTAAATATGTATGACAATGGCTTCATGATCGAAGTTGGTGGTCGTAATAAAAAAGGCGACTATACTAACGCTAAAATTTTGTGTTCGAATGTAGAACAACTAACTGCATTAGTACAAGAAGCCTGCTCAATGGAACGTGATATTTAATGAGAGTTATCTGTAATTGTGGGAGAACATTAAATCCTGAGGGTAAATGTGATGCTAGCCATGCTCTTACAGAAGAACAATATGCTGAAATGAAAGAACGTAGAAGGCAAATTGAATTAAACAAATATCGTAGACGTGCATTGGATCAATGGTTCGAGGATGGAAGTTGCACCGGTGGTGAAATAAAAGATAATTAATTATGGAAATTAAAATAGCAGGTATCACTTATAATATACTGTTTAAAACACCAGAAGAAATGCAAGGTCATATTGGATTTGCTCGTTTTAATGATCAGGAAATTTGGATCGGTAATCAATTTACTAATCAAACAAAAAAAATTGCATTATGGCATGAAACACTCCATATTCTAAGTGATGCATTTAATTTAAAAATGACCGAAGAACAGGTAAAAATTACAACCCATGCTTTGGTATCTTTACTTGAAGATAATCCAGAAATAGTAAATCAATTTAAAGGAAACTAAAATGGCACAGTGGACTATTAAAACTTATTACAAAAAATCTTGCGAGCAGCATGAATATTTTTACAATCGTAAAATTAAAGGTGCAAAGGTCGTTGTTAAAGACGGTTATCGTTTTGCAGAATTTACTATTGAGACCAGTGATGATGAATTTCCTAATATCGAATTTACCCAAGTGCCAGGGGGTGATGGTCGTAAAGACAGCATAGATTTGTTTAATATATCTGGTGAAAATATTGAAGACTCTGAAATGATCGAAATGTTTGACGGTGGCTGCTGGGGCGATATCGAAATTGAAGGTGTCGACGAAGATGAAGAAGAACGACTACGTGAACTTATTGAAGAAGAAGGTGCTTATGCGCTGGAAGACGATGGAGATGGAGATTGGTATCTAAGCGATACTGAATGTTGGGTTTGGGGTCCGTTGGAAATCACTGGCGAGGATAATACTACACGTATCATCATTGCCGACGATGATGGCAATATGATCGATTTTAAAGAAGAAAAATAATGGCACAACATACTACCTATTGGTCATGCACTCCTTTTGCAGACTGGCTTCGTGGTACTACCAAACTAAAGTATGGTACTAGCGAAGAATGGCATGAGTGGGAAACTCGTGCCAAACGCGACTATCCCATCCGTTGGTGGATTGCTGAAGAAGGTCTTGGACATTTACAAGACTTCGTAACTTGGCCTGTAAGGAAAATATATGATATCAAATACTATGTTAACAACCGTTGGGTTAGTCGCACTCATGGTCTTACCGCTCATCCCCGGGATATTAAACCGGGTCAATGGTGCGACGTGGGGAACCGCTTTTTGCCTTGTCTATTCAATGAGTTGGTTGATTTTGTTGAAATAGAACAAGCCTGGCATCATATTGCCTGGGACAAAGAAGCACGTAAGAAATATCAAGCACCGTTCTGGTCTTGGGGATGGTGGCGTTGGCGTACATGGCGGTGTCCAGAAGCGGGTCTAGCTTATCTTGACTGGGCAATGACGTTGACATTGAGCACAGACTGGGGTGTAGAAGAAACTGATCCTAACTATGGTAAGCCTACTGGTCAAGCATTACGTGCCAAGGAAATCAAAGAACTGTATCTATGGTGGACTGAGACATATCGTAACCGTCCCGATCCTCACGATGCTAGTGGTTGGAGTGAGTACTGTGATCTCCTACGCGAAGAAAAAGGCGATGATCGTTGGATCGGTATACAATCAAAGAATCCCAAAACTGAAAAACTAGGCAAGAAGGCGTTGAAACTTACTAGTAAGATTGAAGCAGCCTATGAAAAAGAAGATACCGACATGATGATTCGGTTGATTAAGATACGTGATAGTCTTTGGACATAATTATGGTTGCTAAAAGTCCTGATCGTTATGGCTTCCAAAAGGATGCTTACATCGAACGGGCTCTTGAAAATGGAAAAACTCTCGACGATCCTGCTGTTCAAGACATGATCAAAATGCACAAAGATGCCATCGAACAAGATGAAAAAAACGTAACCGATACCGAATGGCAAAAGAACAACATGGAATTCGATATGCGGAGTTCCAAGTGGATGGTTGCTAAAGTACGTGAAAGTCGTATATATTCTCAACATCTATATGCTGCCATGTGTAATAACGAGTTCCAACGACTTGAAGTATTTCCAATTCTCAAAGACCAACGCTGGACTTGTAGTTGGAGATATGCCGGAGGTATTGTGGCACATATGCGTGGCGAAGGTGACTACATTGATTGGTACTGCTCTGGTATTCAAGGTAGAGACCCATTAGAAGATGGAGAATGGGAACGAATGACTGCTGAACAACAAACCTATTACAAAGAAAGTCAAGCCTCTGTTCCAGAAGGTATGATCACTGACGAGATCTTGGAAGACCTAAAGAAGTTAGGTTGGATATTCCGTGAAGGCGATTTTGATAAAATGCGATGAGCAAAGCAATAATTCTATCCGTAGAACAATGGAAAGAGATACGCAGTTCCATTACTAAAACTTATCCAAGAAGTGTGTGGTTAATTCGCAACGATATGAAAGAAAAGTTAGGTTTCACTGTCCGATATCATGAAGAATGGATAGACCGAAATGTAGAAAGTAGGGATTTTGGTTATGGAACCAAATATAAACGTGAAACTATACATTTGGATTTCTACAATGAGCCAAAAAAAACTATGTTTCTACTCAAATATTCGGACATAATTGGTAAAACCTCTCTTGACACATAGAGGTAATTACTGTATAATTACTACATACACTAACAAGCATAGGAGTAATATATGGCAACAGCAACCAAAAAAGTAGCAGTAAAGAAAACCCGCATTACGGGTCAAAGTATTCGTGAAAATGCTAAACGTGATTTGAGCCCAAAATGGGAAGGTGCTGAAGATATGAGTGCAACTGAGTTTGCTGCCCAATTCCGTGAAGCAATGAAATACTACCGTTTGGAAAGTTCTGGCAAAGAACTCAAGCCAAAGGTAATTGATTGGATGGGCCGTAACGATTACAGCCGTGATCAAATCCAAGCATTTAAAAAGACCAAAGATTGGCGTTGTAATTTAACCATGGGTGCTATTGCCAGTTGCCTGCTCAAAGGTATGCCAGCAACCAAGCAAGGCTGGAACAATAACAATAGTTCCGCAGAATGGCTCAAAGAGCAAATTGCAGAAGCAGTGGAACAAGGCAAGTGGGATATTGAAGAAGTTGAAGTGGTCAAAGCCGCTAAGTCTGCTGCTCCTGTTATGAACATTCAAGATCGTATCCGTGAACAGGCAGTTAGTATGAGCGACGAGATCGATGCCGCAATTGACGCTTGGATTGTTGATCCAGAAGCATTTGATCCTAAAGCGTTTAAGATGGTTAGTCTTTTGCGTGGCAAGGGTGCCAAGGCAGCACAGGCTCGTTATATCAAAAGTTTCTTTGCTCGTGGTTTGGCAGAACTACAAGAACTTGCCAGCGGTAATGCTGATGAGCAATTGAAAGAAAGTTATAAATTTGCTAGCCGCAAGAATGTTAAGAAGTTGATTGAGTTCTACGAAAGCATTGCACAGGCCTGTGAGCAGATTGCCGCAGAAGCCAAAGTGATGAAGAAGCCACGTGCTAAGAAAGTTAAACCCGCAGAGGAATTGGTCAAGAAAATTAAGTTTAAAATGACTGATGACAAGTTGAGTGTAACGTCAGTGCCGGCAGCAGGCTTAATTGGTGCTCAGGCAGCAATTGTATATAATGCCAAGACACGCAAGATTGGTATGTATGTGGCTAAGACTAGTGACGGTCTTAATGTTAAGGGTACAAGTATCATTAACTTTACTGAGAAATCAGTACAGAAGACTTTGCGTAAGCCTGCAGAGCAGTTGAAGGACTTTAAATTGCAGAATACGCAACGGCGAGTTGAGACTTGGTTGAGTGCCATCAAGGCCACCGATACCATGTTGAATGGTCGTATGAATCAAGACATTATGATTTTAAAAGTGTTTAAGTAAGGAGTTATCATGTCAGGTTGGAATCAAATTCAACAAGTTCGTAAAGTAGAAGAGCGAGCAGATAAACTTGGGTTAAAGTTTGCTCCATACAGGCATGACGATCGTTATGGTGCCAATGTAGCATTGATTCCCAAAGATCTTGATGCATTGCCTATCTACACCCGTGATGCAGAATTATTTGTTGGCACATTGGAAGGTGCTGCTTATTGGATGCAGGGCGTTGAGTGGGCACGTGAATACGACCGTATGACTGTTGATCGGAACATTGACAAAAAGCGAGCCCGCAAAGAACAAGACGAGCGTAATAAGCAATTGATGAATAAGATTAAAAATAGTCATTGTGATGACAATTAAAGTAATAATGAGGACATATTATGACAGACAAAAAAGACAACAATGAAGATATGATTAAAAAAATTAAGAAACAAAATCCTGGAATTAAAGTTAAACGTGCTCCAGGAGGCGGTTTCCAGATATTTAATCCACGGGCTCCTAGTCCTCTATTGAATAGTCTAATTAAACGTATAGATAAAAAATGAACGAACGAATTAAACAACTTGCTGAACAGGCTAGAGAAAAGAAATTTGATTACCGTGCCAGAGAAGGCGAAAGTCATTACATTTATGTATTGAATGTAGAAAAGTTCGCCGAGTTGATTGTTCTCAAATGTGCTGAGATTGCCGATACTGCGGAACCGTTCCTTGCTTCGGATTTGATTAAACAACATTTCGGAATTGAAGAATGAGCACTGAAGAAGATAAATTCAAACACAGCAAGAGATTGCTCAAAGACGAAAATGCTATTAACAAGCAATTAAAAATTGCCAAAGAATTTGGAGTTCCTGTCAAGGAGCCACATCGATTGGCCAAACATCACGCATTAGATTGCGGTAATCCAAAATGCCTACTATGTCACAGTGAGAAAGTTTTTGGAAAAAAGACTATCAAAGAACGACGCTTTGAACAGGATATGGATACAACTTCAGATAAACGTAGCAATGGATTAAAAAATGACAAAGAAAATCTTATATGAAAAAGTGGGTAAGAAATATGTTCCAGTGGCTGAAAACTACGACGAACATTATACTTTCTACAAAGGTAATCATTTGGTAATGTGCTATCCAGGTGGTGAGAGTCGGTGTTATAACATTAACCCAGACTACGCTGGACTAATTGCGGCGAGTCGTGTGGCAGAAGATGCCATGTGTAAGGCCTTGAATAAAGCCAGCGAGATGCGTCCTGCTCGTACTCCTATTACTCCTGCTCAACAACGGGCGTGGAAGAAACTGGCTAAAGAATTTGGAGACGAACTCTGCACTTTGAATGGAGCAAGCATACACGATATTGCCGAAGCAGGCGTAAAGGCTTTACAAAAGGAAGCAGATGTGTTATACTCTAATCCAGCAGTGAAGAAAGCCTATGATCACTTTATTTTATTGTGCGAACTAACTAAGGAAACAAATCATGATTGATATGAAAGAATGGATGGAATTGGTAGATTATAAAATTACCGAAGGCGATAACTACGGTTGGAGTTGCTTTGGACCAAATAGTTATCAACTCAGCAGTTGGAATGGTATCCACGGCAAGGGTGGATATAGTTTTAATATTGTATTCAGCACCAAGAGCCATAAGGTTTATTGTGTAGAAGTCTGCGACTATACTAATGATCGTGCTTATCGTATGATCAATCCTGACTATGTTAAGAAGCATGAAAAGGAAGCCAAGAATCGTGGTGTTAATATGAATGAAGCATGGGATATGGTTGAGTATGTTGACCTCGAAGTCGATGACGACTTTATCCAAAAGTCTTTAGCCATTAAGGCCGGTGAGGACTACAGCACTGATATCAGTGTGCCAATTGATTTGCCTGATGACATATTGTTGGAGGCAGCATTGAACGCACATCGTCAAAATATTACTCTAAACGAATATATTAATAACGCATTGCGTAGTATGATTGATGAATACGAACGTGATCCAGAAAGTGTTAAGGCTCGTGCAGAAGTTATGTTTGGTTCTCCTAACGGTGCCTAAATGACATTGCCTGATGAACGTTACCGTGCTGTGGAGCGTACTCGACAATTATTGTTAAATTTGATTAACCCAGCACATACGCCTAGGGTTCCTAGACTTGTTAGAGATGAGGCTAGGTATTGTCTAAGACATTTTCCTTCTCAGTGGGATATGAATGCCGCATCAGAATTAGCACCGCACGTATTTCAAAAAGAAATGGAACCACTTTATCGTATGGTTAAACAATACGATATGGAAAAGAAAGAACAAAATGAAAATCGGACTTAGTTACAGCCGTTGCGTTCTTGACATTGTCGAAGGACGAGTAGATATCAATGATGTATTGGTAATTATTGCCCGTACCAACTTCAACCCCCACAATGACGCACAGTGGGCAGGCATTTGGGATGGCTATTGCTATGGTGGTTTGAGCAATCCCGAATGGAGTCATTATGACTACAATAGCAAAGAAGATGAAGCCAAGTTCCGAGATGTTAGTATTGAACTATGGGAACAAGGTAAGTTACATCAACCTAGACAGTTTGGAGCACACCCTGCTCGCCGTCCAGAATACTGGTTAGAGACTTTTTTGCCAAGCAGTGAGTTAGAACGTAATCCAGCGGCAAAGATCGCTTGGGAGAAATTCCAAGTGGTAGCAGGATTGAGCAATGTAAAATTAGATAAGGATTATCAATAATGAACACACAGGATATTAGAAAAATTATTAACATCGTAGAAGGCACAGGTATTAATGATGACTGGTTTAAAACAGGATCATTTATTGCTGCTAAGATTTCTAACAAGATTGAACCATTTAGGATTTTGAAAGAACCTGAAGTTATTCATTCTTTAGAAGGTGATCTACCCGGTAATGTAGGCGACTATGCTATCACTGGACCTCAAGGCGAAGAATATCTTAATTCACCGGAAACTTTCCGTGAGTTGAAAACAGACAACGGTGACGGTACTGCTAGTCCCAAGTCTATTCCTAAACAGGTAAAACTTGCAGATCACGATGGTGTGCTACATACAAGTTGGGGAGATCTTACCTATACCAAAGGTAATGATTATATTGTACGTCACGGTACAGGCGATTATGGCGCTGTGAAGAAAGAAATCTTTCCACAGACCTATCAAGAAGTAAAATAAGGAAATAATATGTTGGTACCAATGGTGGTCGAAAAGACCGGTCAAGGCGAACGTGCGTTTGATATTTTTTCAAGATTATTAAACGAAAGAATTGTGTTCTTGAATGGACCGGTTGATGATCATAGCAGCAATCTTGTAGTAGCACAGATACTACATTTGGAGAGTGCCGATAGTGAGAAGGATATTCACTTTTATATCAATAGCCCCGGTGGTGTAATTACTAGTGGTATGGCTATATATGATGTCATGCAATTTGTCAAACCTGATGTGGCTACTTATGTTATGGGTCAAGCCTGTAGTATGGGCAGTTTCTTAGCACAGGCTGGAACAGCAGGCAAGCGTTATATGTTACCACATAGTCGCCATATGATTCATCAACCAAGTGGTGGTGCTCGTGGTATGCAAAGTGATATTGAGATCCAATATAAAGAGATTACACAAATGAAGAAGATGCTCACTGAGTTATATGTTAAACATAATACAGCAGGTAAGACCTATGAGCAATTTGAGAAAGACATGGATCGTGATACATTTATGAGTGCTGAAGAAGCATTGGCATATGGACTTTGTGATAAGATAGTCGAGAAACGTTAAACTTGTAATAAAACTTCCTCCTAAGTAATATTAAATAAATTGCTTAGGGAGAAGTTATGTCACACTATCATCAATTAATTATTTTATTTTTTCTTGGATTTTCAGGTTGGAGTTTATTTGTATATACACTATTAAGTGCATTGTGTAATCGTGCAAGAGAAATGCAAATAATTAAAGAAATTGATAAAGAATTGAAAAAAGCTAGAGAAGATTTAAACTCACTTAAATAATAGTGCAAGCGGCCTCCGAGCATCAACCCGCTATACAAATTCTGCTGCCTATGCTATAATTAACATAGGAGAAAATAATGGCAAAGAAATATTTCAGTACAAAGACCTACAGACAAATTGGTCCAGTAGCTTATCGTCAGTGGCGTGCTCAAAGTCACTGTAATCTAATTCACGGCTACGCAATGAGCTTCCACTTTGAATTTGAATGCGATACACTTGATGCAAGAAATTGGTGTACAGACTTTGGTGGTCTAAAACCTCTTAAAGAAAAATTAGAAGAATGGTTTGATCATACATTGCTGGTCGCGCAGGATGATCCAATGCGTGAACACCTATTAGAACTTGGTCGTTTGAAACTTGCTAAGATCACAGAAGTAGAAAAGACCGGGTGTGAAGGACTTGCTGACTTTTTGTATGAATACGTTAACACAATTTTCTTGCCAAACTGTGGCAGCGAAGAAGCTCAGCGTGTTTGGTGCTGTAAAGTAGAAGTTCGTGAGACAGACTCTAATATGGCAGGACGTCAAGGTCATCGCGAAGATAACGAATTTCAAGATTGATATGAATAATAAAGAATGGTTAGAAAAATTAAACATAGCCTACTCTGCATATATAAAGCAGGTAGGCCCAAGTCTACCTGTTGAAAGATTTATAGAATGGCTATATCAACAGTATATGATCATAGATAATAAAACTGATCATTGACTTCTATATCTAATTATGTTATAATATAGATTACAGATTAAAGTAGTATATTACTAAAGTACTACTACAACTAATGTTGAAAAATTGTAGTACTAAAAGATGTAAGTAATATAGAAGAAGGGGGTATTAGATGATAGATGCCGAAGATTATCAATCTAAAAATGGTAAATCTTTACCATTAAATGTTTATTTCCGTAGTGATTGGAAAAACTATGTCACTTCGGAAATGATCAAAAATATAGATGTTTATCCATATTTTAAAACTAGATTTGCCGCTAACTGGGATGAACTAGGTAGTTGTCTAGATGAAAATCCATCCACAATTTCATGTCATATAAACATGATCATAGAATCAGGAGTTACTACTCAGGAGTTTGTATCAATGATAAACACTATGATAAAAATGACTCATAGTAATTTAATATTACCAATTGGAGTAGGCATTGAAAAAGATACTAGTTTACTTATTATCAAAGATCTACAAAAGTCCGGTATAAATGGTATTATACCCAGCGCTACTGGATTTGGAACAGAAGAAACAAGATTAGGTTTAATGGAATTAATAAATCATAGACCATATTGGCCTAAACATATTATCAGTCAATTGCCCAATCCTAATAAAAAAATTAAAGTTAATGTACATGGTATAAAATTAACTTCTAGACAAGAAGAAGTATTAGACCTAGTTTGTAAACGAGGTCTAAGTAATAAAGGTGTTGCCAAAATATTAAGTATTTCTGAAAGCACTGTTAAGATTCATGTCAGTGCTATCATGCGTGCCTATGGTGTTAGAAACCGAACACAATTGGCGTTATCTGCATCAAACAGACCCAGGATCTAATACTGTCGTTGTAATCATACTGACGCTGTGAATATTTTCCCTCAATAAATTTTAAGTAATAGTGTAACACAGACAAGAATGGTCTTCTCTGCCGTTACTAATTTTTACTCGAGGAAAAATAAAATGGCCGATATGACAACAGGAACCTCTACTGATGCGTTCTTCTCCCTATTACAAAATGTACAAGATGTTAAGACCAAAGTAGCAGACAGTATATTTGAAAACTATAAACTACAGGTCGCACAGACCAATGATATTAATAATCGTGCTATGCAAGTTGCATTACATGATGCCACAGCATTATCTGATCTAAAAGCTGCTACAGCAAAAGGTACATTGGAAACAATGTTAGCTGCACAACGTACCGATGGTGTTGTTGCTGCAACCGCCGGTGCAACTCAACGTGATGTATTTAGACAAGGCGAGTTCACACGTGGACTAGTTAGCGATTTAAATACAATCAATTTGAACACAGCATTGATCAACACCAATACAGCATTATCTGGTATCGGCGGTCAATACGCTGGGCTAGGACTTGCATATAGTGGTGCAGTTAGTGCAGTTCAAAGTGTAAACAGTGTAAGTGCTGTAAATGCATTAGGTAGTGCAATCTCTGGACAAAGAATCATTAATACTGGAAGTATGACC